GCACCGCAGGTCCTGGTACTGGCATTTCACGACCGCGCCGCCTTCCATCGCGTCGCGCAGCTCGCATTCCTCGCCAAGGGCCAGACCCTCGGGCAGGGGCTCGCCGGCGAGCCAGCCGGTCAGGACTCCGCGCGGCGCCACCTCGGCGTTGATCGGCATGGCCGGGAAGGTGCCGCAGGCGCGACGGACCTCGCTGACGATCGCGTCGCCCGTGCGGCGGCTGCTGGTGTCCACGCAGATGAACCCGCGCGCGAAGTCGAAGTACGCATCGGTCCGGGACGGCTTCACGAAGGCGCGGGGCAGCAGCTCGTGCAGCAGGTCGTCCTTCAGCCGCTTGCGGGTCTTGCCACCCGGGCGCCGGCCTTCGCGCTCCTCGAACTCGTCCAGCTTCGCCGCCAGGAGCTCGTTCACCACGGCCGCCGGCAGGATCTTGTCCTCGCCGCCGATCGCGATCCAGGTGCAGTCGCCCACACCGTGGCTGTAGGCCTCATTGCCGCGGCCGAAGGGAGAGACGAACCCGCGTGAGCTCATCTCCAGCGGGCCCACAGGCTTCAGCGCGGCCGCGGCCAGGTGCTGGTCGATGCCGGTGAAGTCGTCGGCCACCGAGGTCTGGAACAGGCCGCCCCAGGTGCCGGGCATGCGAAAGAACGTCAGGTTGCGGAAAAACATCAGATTTCCTCGCTGATGGTCGTGCCTTCCGGAAGTTCCGTGAGGCCGAGTAGGTAGAGCGCTTCGCCCTCGGCGTCTTCCAGCTCGAACGCCTGCACGTCGAACGGGGCCACGCCTGGGATGACGAAGTGGAAGGTGCGCATGCAGGTCAGGGCGCGATGCCAAGCTGCTTGTCGACCAGGGCGCGGATGCGCGGCAGGTCGGGCTTGGTGTTCGCCCGGAAGGCTTCGCGCACGTGCACGCCGATGGCGCGCCGGCGCATGAAGTCCTCGGGGTGCTCGATCGACGCCAGCCGGTATCGGAACTTGCGCTCGACGTCGGTGCGCCGCCGGGTGCCCAGCTCCAGGATCGCGTCCAGGCCGCCGCGGAAGAGGCGGATCATGGCCGCACTGCCACGGTGTCGGCATGCGCGCCACCCCGTAGCGCCGCGCGCAGCCGGGCGCCAGGCTGGGTCGGCTCGGCGGTCGCGATCGCCAGCACTATGCCGGCCACGGCCAGCAGCGCGCACAGGGCGAAGGTGCGGTTCTCGGTCCAGCGCTTCATAGGCCACCCCGCAGGAACCAGCCGCACAGGCCGCCGATCACCAGAGCGACAGCCACAGCGATGCCCATGTCCCGGCTCGTGCTCGAAACCCAGCCGTGCAGCTCCTTTTCGAAGGCGCTCATTGCTCACCCCTCGCTTTCGCGATGGCTCGTTCGGTCTGTTCGAGAAGCCAGCAGACAGGGTTTTCGCTTTCGATGTCCGGGAGGTAGCCGGAGAGCCTCAGCGCCTTAGCCGAGAGCAAGGCAACCGCCAGCAGATCAGGAGCGGCAGCGATAAGGCGGGCGTTTGCCAGCGACGTATCAGCGTCGATACCCGAATCGGGGAGGCCCCTCTCGGGGTCACGCTGGACCGATGTGGCAAGACCGCGAGCGCCGATGCGCGGAACAATGCGGTGGCCGCCGATGCAGGGCTCAGCATCAACCAGCCACGGCCCGGGCGTGTGCGCGCTCACCAGGCACCGCCGGCAGAAAAGAGACGCTGCCCTTCCGCTGGGGACTGGCGGGGAGCCACGGAAGGGCAGGCGTCGGGGAAAGAGTCGCTGGCGTCGGCGGTCGCATCCACGAGCGCCAAGGAGACCTGCCAGCGCAGGGGATCGAAGTCGGTGGACAGGGCTTGGCGCACGCCGGCGCCGCAATCAGCGACCTGGCCGCGGGCATTGGCGACATCGAGCACCTGCTCGGCGCGCGCCGCGCGCTGGTCCCACTCGGGCGCCGTGCCCATCGAGTAGACCGCCAGGGCAGCGCAGACGCGCGCGCTGGTGATCGGTGCGCCCTGGTCGGCGCTGGCAGGGGAGGCCAGCACCATGATCAGAGGAGCCAGCAGCAGGCGGGCGCGCTTCATGCCTGCACCGCCTGCTGCTCAGCCTGCACCACGCGGCGCTCAAACCACCGGAATTCCACCGTCACGCCATCGGCCTTCAGGCTCTTCGAATGGCACCGGCGTTCCCACTCCAAGCCATCGCCTGTCAGCAGGGGGGTAACCGCGTCGGGCCGCCAGTTGTGGACCGTGACTTCCAGGGCCAGCCGCTCGAACTCCTCAAACGAGCGCGGCACGACATAGACGATGTAGGGGCTCAGCACGTCGCAGAACGCGACAGCTCTGGGCGCGGTGGCCTGCTCTTTGGGCTCTGAGCCCGGCTGGTTCGTCTGCATGATCTCGCTCCGTCGCCAGGGTCCGGACGGGAGTTCCGGGATACCCGACCGGCTGGAGAGCCGGTGAAGGAAATCTATACGTAAACGAATTGGGTAGTCAATACCTAAACGAATAATTTTCGGCGAGCCGCTCGGGCATCATCGGCGCTAGGACCGGTGAGGCACCGTGCGCTCGTGCCCTGGATGATCAAGGAGGCGGTTTGTGTCGACGAAGCTGGTGGCGTGTCCCGTGTGCAAGAAAGACATCAGCGTTACCGCTTCGCGATGCCCGCACTGCGGCCACGAGCCAGAACCGGAGTACAGCCTCCTGCGAGAGGGCGGCTTAAGCCTTCTTCTGGGATTGGCTGTGATGCTCGGACTTGTGGTCTTCATCGTCTCGCAGTGCACGGGGCCATCACAAAGGCCCGATGAAGCGGGGAGGGCGGCCTCCAACGCGGCACCGGCTACAGCACCGGTCGCTGCCGACGAGCCATGGCCTGTGGCAGCAGAGTGCAGTGCACACGCGGAATTGATGTCGCGGAATGGCGTGGCCAAACCCGCGGGATTCAACAAAGACGGCTTCCTGATCTTGGTTGATCGGCGCTGGGCTCAGATGGATCTGGAACATCAGAGATCATCGGCCACGTGCATTTCGCACGTTCTCGCAGGTGGACAGAACCGCTGGATCCGCAGGATCGTCTTCAAGAACCAGGTCACTGGCCTTACATACGGCGTGATGGAGGGATCGGAGTACGAGATCCCGTAGCGGATCCCCTAGACGCCGGGCGGGTCATACGGGGAGCCAGCGCCTGTCTGGATACACTCCTCGATCTGCACCATGTGCAGATGGAGTTCGGTGATCTGGTCACCATCGAGCTGATCAATTCGCTCAGCCCGGTGCCTGTCCATGCATCCCACAACTGCAGAATAGGCCCGATACCAACTCGCGATACGCATGATCTCTCGGATAGAGCGCGCGCGAGGAGATTGGTCGAGGACTGGGGACGACGGGGGAGGGGTAGTGGTTTCACAGGAGCTTCGGTCCATCCACTCGTGGACCGGGGCCTCGTTGTAGCTCGGCCGCCGCCGCGGCACTGCCTCCGATAGGAGCTGGCGGATCTCCGACACCTTGTTGTTCACGTATTCCCCTGTGCGGCTTACGCCGCGGCTGCTCGGACGAACTGCAGCTCTTTCGCCCGTGGCATCCCTTCCAGCAGCAGGTCATAGACTAAGGCGGTCACCTTTGCATGCTTGGCGGGTGGGAGCGCCAGGTCATCCTTATGGAGGACCTCCGCAACCAGCTGCAGGGCCAGTGTTAGCTGTTCCAATTGCACAGAGTGAGATTCGCCATCACCGATCGTGTACTCGGGGGCTTGCTCGCGCACCTCAAAGGTGCCGGTCGCTTGGTTGCCAGCCAAGGAGCCGGGCCTGCCAGGGTCGTCCGCGTAGCGCTTATCTTCAGCAGTGGGCGATTCGTTCTTTGGGGCGATGTCATTGGCGCCAGCAGTGCGTAGCTGCTCAACACTCACGCCGAAGAAGGTGGCAAGAGGTCTCAGGGTTCCGTCACGAGGGTCTGCCACTCTGCCGGAGAGCACCCGATGAATTGTCGGTTGGGGAACGCCGGTCCTGCGCGCGAGCTCGTTCTCGCTGATCTCGCGACCGGTCATGAGGAGGCGCAGGTTGGCAGCTGTCCGATTCACTTCTGAATTGTGAACGGGAAGCGGGACGCCAGATAGATCGAATATGTATTGCGGACCAATTCGTTTGTGTATAAGGTTCGCTCCATGACACCTCAAAGCGCCGTCCTGCACCTAATTGCCTCCGGCTGGTCCGAGGCGAAGATCGCCAAGGAGGTCGGCACTTCGCAGCCAACCATCCACCGGATCAAGCACGACCGCAACGCGCGCGGCACGAGCTTTGAGGTTGGCAACGCCTTGATTCGGCTGGCCGACCAGGCCGGGGAGGGAAACGCCGATGCGGCCTGACGACTGGCTATCGCCGGCTGAGCTCAGGGCCTTGCAAGATCGTCCTGCACACGGGCATCCCACTCCCGAAGCGCTTCCAGCCTCGCTTGGTGTGCTGCAAGTCGTCCGGGATCGCCGGCTTTGCTCATCTCTGCGTCTGCGATCAATGGCGCCGAGAAATCTCGCCACGCCGCGCGCATTGACTCGGGATCGGGGTGCGTCTTGAGCATCGCCCTCAACAACCGCGTTTGCGCGATTTGGTTCGCCTGCAAGCCACGCAGCGCTTCGCCTATCGATGCGAATGCCAGCTCCAGATCCTCTCGCTCGTCCATGTCGCCCTCCAGGCGTGCTGTGTGTGTGGAAACCACAGATTACCGCCTGGCGGGCGACACCCCTTCCGGCGCTTCCCTGCGCCATGCCGCGTCCCCTGCGGCGATCGCTCTCCCAACTCCCTGTAGCGCTGTCCATGGTGCACAGCATCACGCCTGACTGAGGCCACGTACATGACTCCCGATCTTCAAGCGCCGCGCGAGCCGCGCTCCCGCACGATCTTCCGCCACACCGAGACCGCCCTGCGCGCCACCGGCCTGACCCGCCAGGCCTTCGCCTGCAAGGTCGCCGACGAGTACCAGGCCCGCGTCAGCGCCGATGAGCGCATCGTCGAGTTCCACATCGGGTCTACCGCCGACGCGATCGAGAAGGCGCACAAGGCCAACGACCAGATCATCAAGCGGTTCCTGAGCGGCACGGTGAAGCTGCCGGCCGACCTGGAGGAGAGCTGGATCGCGGCACTACCTCAGCCTCAGCGCGCCGACTGCGAGCGCGAACTGGCGCAGCGCTACGGCTTCCTGGGCGCACGGGCGGCGGTGTCCGAGCAGGCAGCGCGCACGCTGTGCACCGCGAAGGTCGTCATCGAGTTCGGGCAGATGCTTCAGGAGATCGCTCACGTCATGGCCGACAACGACGTGACCGTGAAAGACCTGCCCGCGCTCCATCGCGCGGCCAAGGAGCTGCGCGACCTACAGGCCGAGCTGGCCACCCTCGAAGCAACGCTGGTGAAGAGCAAGGCCGAACTGTCGCCGCGGGTTGCAGCGGTCCGGAGCGTCGTATGAGCAACGTCTCCGATATCGCGAAGGCACAGACACACATGCCCACGCTGGGCCGGCGCGCACACGACGTTAAAGGCATGGCCTGGGTGGTCGAGCTGGTCAGGGTCCTGGAAGAGCGCCAGGTCGAGCAGGGCGAGATCACATCGCTCATCCCGTACGCGGAGGTCGTCTTCTGGGTGCGTCAGCTGCGCTCGCCATTGAGCGCCCACAACATCGCTGAACGCTTCGATGTCTCGCGCGCGACCGCGTACCGCTGGTTGCCCGTGCTTCGTCGCGTGCAGAAGAAGGTGAGGTCCGCATGAGCATCAAGCTGATGCAGCTGGTGTGGGATGCCGACGTGCCACAGAGCCGCAAGCTCGTGCTGCTGTCGCTCGCCGACCAGGCCAACGACGCCGGCGAGTGCTATCCGTCAATCTCCACGATAGAGCGCCGCTGCAGCATGGGCCGGCGCACGGTGTTCAGCGCCCTGGCGGACTTGGAGGAGGCGGGCTTCCTGAGCCGCGAGGAGCTCAGCAAACAGCGCGTGCTGTTCCGGATCGACGCCACCCGCCTGAGCCAGCTTTCCCTCACCGGGTGCCAGATCAGCACCAGTGCGAAATCGGCACCGGTGCAGAATCGGCACCAGTGCGAAATCGGCACCGGTGCAGCTGATGCACCGACCAGTGCCAAATCGGCACCCGACCAGTGCCAAATCGGCACCGGACCGGTGCCAAATCGGCACCCCTATAAAGCAACCCCCATTGAACCCTCAGGGAACCCCCAAGAACCGTCAGACGATGGAGATGGGGCGCCGCGCCGCAAACCTGCCGCCGGCGACGCCGAGCCGCTGACCGCTGGCCGGGTGATGTCCACCCTGCGCCAGCAGAACCGCGCCATCCGCGGAACATCGATGAACCCGGACCTGATCGCGGCGGTTGAAGCGGGCACGCCGCTGGAGTACTTCCAGGCAACGGCGGAGGGCTACCCGGACAAGCCCGTTGGCTACATCGCCAAGGCAGCGCTGAGCCAGTACCTGGCCGGCCTGGCTCCGGCGCCAACTGCCAAACGCGGAACAGGCGGCAAGCCAAGTCCTGAAGCCCTCCAGCAGCACAACCAGTCCGTGGCCGCCGAGTGGCTGGCCGAGCAGAGCTGAGGACCCGACATGACGCCCAGCGACCGCGAACGCTTCGCCGGCCTGATCACCGACGTCCTGGCCTTCTACGGCCAGAAGGTTTCGACCTTCGGCCTGACCGTCTGGTGGAACGCCTGCCAGGGCTTCGATTTCGACGCCGTGCAGCGCGCCTTGACCCGGCACGCGATGAACCCCGAGCGCGGGCAGTTCGCTCCCAAGCCGGCGGACCTGGTGCGCGAGATGCAGGGCACGCCCACCGACCGGGCGGCGCGGGCCTGGAGCGTCACGCTCGACGCGTGCAGCCGCGTGGGTTCCTACACCGACGTGGCCTTTGACGATCCGATCATCCACGCCGTCGTGGAGGATCTGGGCGGCTGGCCGTCGCTGTGCCGCACCGATGCCGACAAGCTCAGCTACACCCAGCACCGCTTCCTCACCGCCTACAGCGCCTACGTCAACCGCGGGGACCTGGGCGACTACCCGGTCAAGCTCTCCGGCGATCGCTCGCCCGATGAGGTGTACATGCAACGCGGCCTGCCGCCGCCCAAGCCGGTACTGATCGGCAACACGGCGCGCGCGCTGCAGGTCATGGCTCACGGCAGCACCGCGCCCAGGCATGCGCTGGTCATGCTGGACGACGCCATGGAGACCACGGTGCGCCGGATCGCCGCCACCAGCCGGGAGGACGCGGCATGAGCAAGAAGGTCAATCGGCCTGTCGTTGCGCTGGGCGTGCTGTGGTGGCTCATGGAGACGTCGTACTTCGGTTGGAACGCGAGCGCTGGGAGCACGGCCGAGCTGTTCGCCGATGGTCTGGCACTTGTGTTCTTCGCGGTCGCATTCGCCTTCCCACGGCGAAGCGGGCAGACGATTGTGATCGTGGGGGGGCACAGGTGATGGGCAAACGCGCTCTTCGCTACAGCAGCGAGGCAGAGATGCCGGCGGGCATGCGTCAGCTGATGAGCCATGCCGCGCCGCGCGCTCAGGCTGCCGCCGCCGCGCCGCCACCGGCGGCCGACAGTTGGCTGCCCAGCTCAGGAAAGACGCCCGCGCGCGCCAGGCCGAAGCACGTAGCCGGCGAAATGAACAAGACCGAGGCCGCCTACGCCGCGCACCTGGAACAGCGCCGGGCCGCCGGCGAGGTCATCTGGTGGAAGTTCGAGTCCATCAAGTTGCGCCTGGCCGAGAAGACCTTCCTGACCGTCGATTTCTTCGTGCAGCTCGCCGATGGCGTGCTCGAAGCCCATGAGGTCAAAGGCTTCTGGGAGGACGACGCCAGGGTGAAGGTCAAGGTCGCCGCCTCGCTGTACCCATTCCGATTCCTCGCGATCCAGAAGGCCGGCGACGGCTGGAAGGTCGAGGACTTCGGCTAATCCCGCTCTAGCCCCGCAACAAAACGGACTCCCGACATGAATGAACAAACCTCACCGGCGCAGGAGCCGGAGCCCGAGACCCTCACGCGTTTTCGCAAGGACACGGCGGCTCACACGATGGAAGTGATCCTGGACCACGGCACGCACCGGCATCTTCGGTTCAAGAGGCCTGGCACCAGCTGTTACCACTTCGACATCGTGACCTGGCCTGGCCATCTTGCTATCAGCGGCGACATGGGCGCATCGGTCTTCAGTCGCCTGGCCGACATGTTCGAGTTTTTCCGATGCCCGGATCATCTGCACGAGAGCGCGCACGGGCTCTATATCAACACCGGCTACTGGTGCGAGAAGCTGGAGGCCAACGACGGCGAGCCGCGCAAGTTCGACGAGGATCTGATCGATGCCTTCCTGCGGAACGAATTCGACGCCTACATGGAGTTCCAGGACCTAGACGATATCCCGCGAGGGCACGAACTCGCCGAAGCGCTGTGGGAGCAGATCAAGGAGGAGGTGCACCGCGATGATGTCCGATGTGTCATCGAATGGGCGGAGGACTTCGTTCCTGATGAGGACGAAGAGCACGGCCAGCAGTTCAGTGATTTCCGCTTCAAGGACATGTGGGAGGGGGCCTATCAGTTGGAGGACTACACCTTCCACATGGTGTGGCGGCTCTACGCGGTCTCGCACGCGGTGCGTACCTATGACGCATGGAAGGCAGCCCAGGTATCGAACGGGGAATGCGTGAGCGCATGAGTGCTGTGTTGAAAGAGATACCGACCGAGGTTCTAGAGGCCGAAGTCACGCGCCGGCGAGAGGCCGAGCGCAAGGCCAAGTGGGCGCGAGGCAAGGCCGAGGAGTGCCTGACCAACGCCCGATCGATCGAGGCCAAGCCCAGCCACGGACGGACGGGCAGGGAGATGAGCAAGGCGCGCGCTGCGAACTACGCACGCGCCGAGGCCAGGGATTGGGAAGCCAAGGCAAAGCGCTACGAAGAAGAGGCCGGCATCACGCCGGCCGCCGATCCCCTCCCGTTCTGAGGATTCCATGAGCCAAATCGACACCTTCGGCGCCTACGTCCGGGCAGAGCTGGAACACTGGGGGAGGGAGTTCGCCCTGCACCGGGACTTCGACTACCTGGGCCACCACTCCAAGAACATGCTGCAGGTGCTGATCGAGCACCGCGGCGACATGCCCCCGCCGAACGTCGGCTACAAGCCGCTGGAGACCGACGCGCGCGCCCAGCGGATCGAGGACATCGTGTCCGACATCGCGCGCAGCGATACGGTCATGGCGTGCGTGATGCGGGCGTACTACTGCGGGACTGGGCGTCGGAAGGTTGAGCGCTTCGAGACGGCGCTATTACTGGTCTCTCAAGCGAAGGGACGGCCCATTTCGCTGCGGCACTATCAGTCTATGCAGGAGCTTGGATTTCAGCGGGTGAGGGGGCGACTGGAGGGCTGGGCTCAAGCGGCATAACATGACTACCTCAATCAGGGGGTGGCATCGCATGGCAGCATATGTCCAGCATGAATTTAGGCGCGGCTTTGTCTTAAGAGAGGAGAATCTCCGCCGAATCAACGAGATCATTCGAAAGAGGGCAAACTTCGATTCGGAATCGAGGAAGCTAGAGATTCACGTTAAGCGAGTCGACGCATTTTCCTACAAAGCCTCAACGATAGATGAGGTCCTCTCCGAGGAGAACTCAGACGCGGACATGATCAAGTCCATCACCTTTGAATGTGTTGATAAAGAATCGGATTATTTTATAAATCTCGACTTCGATGCATCAGATGGGGTGTATTTGCGACTAGTCGGCCCCGATCGGGATGAAGTTTTTCTTCTATTCAGCGATCTGAAGGCTTATGTCGAAGCGGAGGTCGCAAAGGCTTGGAAATACGATATCCCCACAATCAAGGCTGCAATTGTGGTGCTATCGATGTTCATGCTATTCGGGGGTGTGATGTACACGATTGCAGCAAGTGTTGACAGTGATGCCCTAAAAAAAGCAATACTCTCAAACGATGTGAATGAAAAGCTGAATTACGTGCTCACTCAGAGACAGAGGACGCCATATGAAGGCTTCGTGCTGATGGGCGGGCTTTCAGTTAGCGCAATTATGAGTGCCTTTGTAGTTCCGCGCACTCTCGTGAAGGGAATTCGATATCTCTTCCCGTCAAATGAGTTTCTGATAGGAAAGCAAATTCAGCGCTACGCAAAGAGGATGACCCTTCGTCAGAACCTCTTTTGGGGCGTTGTGGTTGCAGCGGCCGTAGGTATTGCGACTGGCTACCTCCTGGAGCGTTGACAGGTGCGCACCTGGATGATATTTTTCCAGGCACGCTGACATAGAAGCCCTCGGGAACCCCGGGGGCTTTTGCGTTGGCGTGCCATGAGGCCATCGCCCACCCGCAGCCGGGAGTCTGCGGGCAGGGCGGTGGCCTTTCTGTTTGGCGGCTCGGCTCAGCCGGTCGCGACTAGTTCGACCGAACCACAGCCACGCAGCCCGCACACACGGCCCCGTCGTGAGACGCCGCTGCGGGCACCTTCAATTCCCCATGACCGCGCGCTGTGGTGGTCGATTCAACAGCAGCTTGGAGAAGTAGGCATCTCGCGTGGCTCATAACCACGAGGTCGTCGGTTCAAGTCCGACAGCTGCTACCACGTCCAGTCAGTGGACACGCCCTGTGACCGTCCCCCCTGGCGGGAGCGGGGCAACCTACACAGGTGATGCGCATGCTTCCGACTGCCGCGACCATTCAGCAGGCGACCGGGTGCAGTGCGTCCACCGCCCGACGCGTCGAAGGACCGATGCGCGACGTTTGCCGGATCTACAGCATCGACACGGCGCCGCGCCTTGCAGCCTTCCTGGCGCAGACGGCCCACGAGTCGCAGCTGTACACCAAGCTCTCGGAGAACCTGAACTACGGCCAGGAGAGGTTGCGCGAGGTGTGCCTGGCCTCCAAGCCCGGCACGCGCTGGCGCTCTTTGCTGCCGCGGGTGAAGGAGTTGGCCCGCAACCCGGTCGGCTTGGGCAATGCGGCCTACGGCGGCCGCATGGGCAACGCCCCGGAGCCATCGAACGATGGCTACAACTACCGCGGGCGCGGATGGATCGGTAACACGGGCAAGGCCAACTACGAGGCGTTGACCGAGCTGCTGAGCCAGAAGCTGGCGACCGCGCCAGACCTGGTGAAGCATCCGGAGCTGCTCGAGCAGCTGCACTGGGCGGCCATGGCGGCAGGAGCGTTCTGGGACGACAACCGGCTCAACGAGCTGGCGGACCAGGGCAAGCTCGAGGCCATTTCGACCAAGGTCAACGGCGGCGGCTGGGGCAAGGCTGAGAGGCGCGCGCTGTACGCGCGGGCGATGAAGGCACTGGCATGAAGACCTCGATCCCAGAGAAGGTGGTCCGCGCCGCCGGCAAGGAGCCGGTGCACGACATTCACGATTGGAAGAAGTGGTGGTCGATGCGCTGGCTGATCGCGGCCGGCTTCCTGGAGGCGCTGCAGCAGTTCTTCGACGCGCTGCGCGAGGGCTGGGCGTTCCTGCCAGCGGAATGGCAGGGCGCCGTTGACCCGGGCGTGATCGCTTGGGTCGGGCGCGCGGCATGGCTCTGCGTAGCCCTGTCGGCCTTCGCCCGGATGATCCAACAGAAGAAGCCGCGCCTGCAGCCGCAGCCGCGGGAGGATGAGTGATTTACGACCGCCCATGGGACCGAGGCCTGGACATGACACCGAAGCGCCCCGAGCCCAGGTGGGACGACGATGCGCCGCGCCGGCGAAGCAGCGACCGGTCCAAGCCGTGGTGGCATGCCAACGCAGGCTGGGTCACGGCGCTGGCGCTGGCCGGCTTCAATCTGTGGCAGGCCAAGTCCGAGAAGATCCAGACCGTGGCCACCACCACAGAGCTGATGCCCGTCCGTCGCGACCGGGAGCTCGACCAGAACTTCGCCTGGCTGCAGCGTCAGGTGGACTCGTTGGAACGCCGAATCGCAGTCACGGAGCGCACGTGCCGGGAGTAGTCGAAATGCCAGACCTGGACGATGTAGCCCTTGCGAAGATCGAACTGCGCCAACGCCGCAAGGCTGAGGCGCTGGTCAAGGAGCTGTGGGATTTCACCGAGTACCCGAAGATCGATGCCGTGGGCATAACGCGCCTGGGCTTTGGCTGGCCGATCAACGAGGTGCCCGTGACCCCGGCAGTGGCCGATATCCAGGTTGCCGAGCGCCTCAGCCGTATTCAGGACGTGCTGCACTTCCGGGCCTTCGAAATCGTGGGCATGCACCCCGAGGCAGAGGACCGGCTGGCCTACCTGTACCTGGTGGCGGACATCATCGGCGTTGAGGTGCTCCGCGACATGACACAGCTCTGGGAGTACGTCCGAGCTGCAGATTGGGAGGAAGTGGCCATCGAGCTGGATTCTCTCCAGTGGGAGAGCCGCATCCAACTCACCCGCGACAACAAGCGGAAGCTCAAGCGCATCACCAACCGCATCCAGCATGGGGAGCCCGAATGAACGAATCACAGCTTGAGCGGATCGCGCTCTGTGTCGATCGCTTAGACAACCTGGATGCGGCGAATGCGTTGCCATTGCCGGATGAGCTGCGGGTTCACGCTCTGAAGTCTGCGATCCCCGAGATACGCGACGAAATCAAGTCTGCGTTGCAGGAGCTTGGTTTCGACCCTTGGTCATGAACCGGATCCTGATCGTCCTGGCCGCTGCGCTGCTGTGGTCTGCGGCTATGTTCGGCGCTGGCTGGGCCTGGCGCGGTGATCGCGCCGAGCGTGACCAGTCCCAGGCGCAGGCCAACGAAACGCGCGCTGCGGTCACGGCATCAGAGGTGGCCAGGCAACAGGAACAGCGGACGAGTCAGGCAGCCCAGGCTGCCGGCGATGTGGCGGATAACCGAGAGGCACAGATCGATGCGGACTACCAGGAACGGATGGCTGCTGCTCTTGCTGGCCGTGACAGCGAGCTTGGCCGGCTGCGGAAGGAGTGGGCCGCCTGTGCGACCGACCGCCTGTCCAGTGGCGCCGCCGCTGCCGCTGAAGCTGCAGAACAAGACCGACTACGCCGGGCAAGTGCGGCGCGAGTTCTACGAGCAACCGAGCTCGCCCAATCAGAGCGTGACGAGTGCGTTGACCGCTATACCGCAATCACCGTAAGGGAAACCCATGAAGATCGTTGACCGGAGAACCTTCTTGGCCATGCCGGCGGGAACCGTGTTCGCCAAGTATCAGCCATGCGTGTTCGAAGACCTGCGGATCAAGGGAGAAACCACTCCCACGGGGAATGACTTCTGGTCTCAGGAGCTTTGCGGTCCAGTCGATGCGGTAAGCACTGAAGACTTCGTGGACAAGCTTCAATCTGCCGAAGACAACGGCGATGAAGTGGCCCTGGACTTCGACAACGAGGGAAGGGACGGGCTGTACGAGGCCGGCCAACTGTTCGCGGTATGGACAGCGGCCGATGTGACGGCGCTGATCGCGCGTCTCCACCGCGCCTTGGCCGACGCTTCTGCCCCTGAGGGCGATGGGCCTGTGGTGACGCCATGAGCGAACGATTCAGCGAGGCGGCGCTGGCCAGGGCCTTCAACGCCTGGATGGACGAGTACGTGAACCACCCCGAGCGGTTCTCCAGCACCACCGAGGATGCGCTGCGCCACCTGCGTGAGCGCGTGGAGGGCAGGGCGCCCACCTACGGCGAGGTGTCGGCCGCAACGCTGCGCGCCTACCTCAACCGGATGGCGGACACGAAGGCATGAAGCCCGCACCCACCACCATCACCAAGCTGGGCGCCCTACCAGACGGCAAGGTGGTGTTCGAGATTGACCGGAACCTGACAGCTGAGCAGTATGAACGTCTGAGGGAATTCTTACAGCGTGGGCTGGAAGGTGACGCTCTGGCCGTGGTGCTGCCACCAGGTGTGCGCATGGTCACCAACCCGGCGCAGCTGGACCGCATCGAGCAGAAGCTGGACACGCTGCTGCAGGCGCTGGCTGATGAAGGCGAGGAAGAGGTGGCCACCACGCTGGATGGTGAGGTGGCAGGGCGTGACCGCGACCAGACGCAGGGCCTGGGCTGATGCCCAAGTCAGCGCCGACCCATCGCCCGATGCCCGCACTGGCCAAGGTGCACCGCACACAGACGCCGGCCGACCGAGACAGCTGGCGCGCTGGCAAGGGCAAGACAGCAGAGCGCGGTTACGGTTGGCGATGGCAAAAGGCACGCAAGACATTCCTGGCCAAGCCTGAGAATGTGCTGTGTCGGATGTGCACGGAGGAGGGCAGGGTCACCGCGGCGACCGTCGTCGACCACGTCATCCCGCACAAGGGTGACCAGGCGCTGTTCTGGGACACCAGCAACTGGCAGCCGCTCTGCAAGGCGCACCACGACAGCGCGAAGCAGGCCGAGGAACGCGGGGAGGCACAGCGACGCGTCGGCCTCGACGGCCTCGCGGTGGCCCGCCACCCGGCACCTCGAAACTGAACGATATGTTAAGAATGTTAGCCACGATGGCCGGGGGGAGGGTCGAAAGTTCAACCCCTTTTCTTTCCTGACCGGCCGCCTAGCCAACTTTTCGCACCGTCAAAAATGAGATTTGAAAATGAGAGGACGGAAGCCGACGGCTCCGCACCTCAAGGTGATCGCCGGGACGTCCCGGCCAGACCGTGAGGCGCAGGACGCCCCCGAGTTCGATCTGATCGACGACTTTCCCGAGCCGCCCGAGCACCTGCGAGTCGACGGAGCGTTGATGTGGAACCAGCTTGGGCCGCAGCTGGTCGCCGCGCGGGTGCTGCAGGTTGTGGACCTCTACGCCCTGCAGCAGCTCTGCTACCAGTGGCAGTGCATGTGCGCCAAGCAGCGGGCAGGAATTGAAATCAACGCCGCGGAGAACACCGCCTTCAAGGGGCTGCTGTCCGAGTTCGGCATGACCCCCGCCAGCCGGCGCAAGGTGAGTTCTGGTGGCGACACGAAAAAGCCCGGCAACAAGTTCGGCGCCCTCAGCGCGCCGGGCAAGTAAGCGACCGGCCAAGAAAGCCGCGAAGGCAGCGCCACGCGCGCCGCGCCGCAAAAGGCCGGACCCGTCTGACTACGTTGCTGTCGCGATCGACTACGCCAACGAGGCGATCGCGGACAGGAAAGGGAAGCAGTTCGGCAAGCTGATCCGCCAGGCTGCAAGGCGGTTCATCGACGATCTGGCGCGAGCGCAGAAGCGCGGCGCGCCGTTCCGCTTCTCGCCAGAGCACGCGGTGCATGCCTGCAGCTTCATCGAGCTGCTGCCGCACGTGGAGGGCAAGTGGGAGACGCCGGAAATTCGGCTGCACCGCTCGCACGTGTTCTTCGTGGTCCAGCTGTTCGGCTTCCGCAAGCCCGATGGCAACCGGCGGTTCACCTCGGCGCTGTTCGCGGTTGCGCGCAAGAACGCGAAGTCGACGCTGGCCTCGGCGATCCTGCTGTACTGCGAGTGCTGCGAAAACGAAGAGGGCGCCCAGGTTATCTCGGCCGCGACCACGTTTCCGCAGGCCTCGATCATCTTCAACGTCGCCAAGCGGATGGTGGAGAAGACGCCGGACCTGCGCGAGGCCTACGGGCTGGAGACCTGGGCGAAGTCGATCACCCGCATGGAGATCGGCGCCAGCTTCAAGCCGATCCACGCGAAGGCCAGCACGCAGGACGGCCTGAACCCGTCCCATGTTGGCCTGGACGAGATTCACGCGCACAAGTCACCTGACCTGCTCAACGTGCTGCAATCCGCTGCGGGTGCGCGGCAGAACCCGCTGTGGCTTTTCACCACGACTGAGGGATACACCAACCCGGGGCCGTGGGCCGAGATCCGGCAGTTCGTGAAGCAGCTGCTGGCGGGCGTTTTCAAGCACGCCGCCGACCACTACCTCGCTGTCTTCTTCGCCGTCGACGACGACGACGGGGACTTCGACGAGAAGTGCTGGGCAAAGGCAAACCCGCTTATGGATGCGAACCCGCATCTACTCGCGGCGATCAGGAAGGAGGCGGTGGAAGCGAAGGCGATGCCTTCGAAGCTGGCCGAGTTCCAGATCAAACGGCTCAACCGGCCGGCAGCGGCTGCGAACAGCTGGATCGCGCTGAAGAAGTGGACCGCCTGCGCGGGCGAGATCGACCTGGAAGCGCTGAAGGGCGTTCCCTGCTGGGGCGGGCTCGACTTGGCCAGTACGCGCGACCTAACGGCCTTCCGCTTGGTCTGGCGCCTGGATGATGGTCGGATCGTGACGTGGGGCCGCCGCTGGGTGCCGAAGGACGCGGTCGAGCAGCGCACCGAGCGTGGCACGGTTCCGTACGCGGGCTGGGTTGCGGCGGGACACCTGGAGCAGACGGACGGAGAGGTCACCGACTACGCGGTGATCGAGAAGGCAGTGCTGGAAGCGTGCGAGCGCTTCAACGTCCAGATGATCGCGTTCGATTCCTGGAACGCGCGCGAGATGGTCGGGCGCCTTATCGAAGCCGAGGTGCCTATGATCGAGTTCATCCAGGGCACGAAGTCGTACCACCCGGCGATGCAAGAACTGGAGATCGCCTACGTGGGCAAGACACTCGTGCATGGCGGCGATCCAGTTCTGACCTGGTGTGCCTCCAACCTGGTCGCGCGCCGGGATCAGAACCTCAACATGGCGCCGGACAAGAAGCGTTCGGCGGAAAAGATCGATGACATGTGCGCACTGCTGATGGCGGTGGGCATCTCTATGGGCGCGGAGGCTGATGGCGGTATGGACGATTGGCTGAGCAGCCCGGCGAAGGCGGCATGAGCAAGAACTCGAACCAGAAGCCGGTGGGCCGCATCGCAGCCGCTGTGCGCAGCTGGCTGGGGATCTCCTTCGACTTCACGAACGAAGATGCCTGGAGCGGCTACGGCGGCAACAGCGTTGCGGGCGTGAGCGTGACGACGAAGTCAGCCATGCAGGTTTCGACGGTTTGGGGCTGCGTTCGCCTGATCTCGGAGACGATCGCGACCTTGCCGCTGTCGCTTTACGAGAAGACGTCGGCCGGGAAGATGCCGGCTACGCGCCACCCGCTGCACTTCGTCGTGCACGACCAGCCGAATGTGGATTCCACCGCCGCGGTGTTCTGGGAGGCGATGGTGGCCGCAATGCTACTGCGAGGCGTGGGCCGCGCTGAGAAGTTGATGTCAGGCGGTCAGCTGATCGGCCTGTACTTCCTCAATCCCGACCGAACGAGCACCACCAAGGACAGCAAGGGCAACAAGGAATACCGCTACACGGATAAGAACGGACGGCAGCGTGCGATTCCGCGCTCCCGGGTCTGGGAAGTGCCTGGCTTCACGCTGGACGGCGACTGCGGAGTCTCGGTCATCCAGTACGGCGCCAAGGTGTTCGGAAACGCCATCGCCGCCGACCAGGCCGCCAGCAAGACCTTCACCAACGGGATGCTGCAGACCGTCTACTACAAGGTCGAGGCCTTCCTGAAGAAGGAGCAGCGCGACGAGTTCCGCAAGAACGTGATGGGCACCATCGAGCGCGGCGAAACACCCCTGCTTGAAGGCGGAACCGAAGCCAAGACGCTCGGCATCAACCCTTCCGACGCCCAGCTGCTGGAGTCGCGGGGTTTCAGCGTGCAGGAGGTCTGCCGCTGGTTCCGCGTTCCGCCATGGATGGTCGGCCACACCGAGAAATCGACCAGCTGGGGCTCCGGCATCGAGTCCCAGATGATCGGATTCCTGACTTTCACGCTCGCTCCCTGGCTGCGACGTATCGAGCAGGCGATCAAGAAAGACCTGCTGACGCCAGCAGAGAAAATGCGCTTCTACGCCAAGTTCTCAGTTGAAGGCTTGCTACGCGCCGACAGCGCCGCACGCGCGGCGTTCTACTCGGTCATGGTCAACAACGGGATCTTGACCCGCGACGAAGTGCGCGAGCTGGAAGATCGCGAGCCCATGGGCGGGAACGCCGCCGTGCTGACGGTGCAGTCAGCCATGGTGCCGTTGGACTTCCTTGGACAGACAGACCTTCCGGCCGCTCAGGCCCGAAGCGCGCTACGGGCCCTGATGGGCCTAGAAGAAACACCGCCGACCACGGTTTGAGGAAACACATGAGCATTCGAGCATTGCCGGGCGTCCCTTCGGGGCGGCCGCAGGTAGACGTGCGCAGCTACGTCTCGCCCATGGCGCTGAATCGCTGGGACTCTTCCCTGCGAGCAGCCGAAGAGAATGACGCCGACGAGCGAACCATCGGGATCTACGACGTCATCGGCGAGGACTGGTGGACTGGCGGCGGATTCACCGCAAAGCGCATGTCTGCCGCGTTGAGGTCGCTGGGTAAGGGGCCGGTTTCAGTGGCCATCAACAGCCCGGGCGGCGACATGTTCGAGGGCATCGCGATGTACTCGATGCTCCGCGAGCACCCGGGCGAGGTGACCATCAAGGTCATGGGTCTGGCCGCCTCGGCTGCGTCGATCATCGCCATGGCGGGCGACAACGTGCAGATCGCACGGCCTGCCTTCCTGATGGTGCACAACTGCTGGCTCATGGCGGCCGGCAATCGTCATGACCTGCGCGAAGTGGCCGACCAGCTGGAGCCCTTCGACGCGGCAATGGCGGACGTCTATTCCGCGCGCACCGGTGACGACGCGAAGGCCATGGCCAAGCTGATGGACCGCGAAACCTGGATCGGCGGGAGCGCGGCGGTAGACCAGCGCTTCGCAGACTCGCTGCTCGATTCCGAGTCGGTCACCAAGGGCGAAGAGAAAGGCGGCCAGGCAGCGGTGCGCCGGCTCGAATCTGCCTTGCGTGCGTCCGGTATGTCCAAAGCGGAGGCGATGCGCCTCATCAGCGATTTCAAGTCCGGCGCGGGTGATCCCGCCGGCACCGGTGAGGGCGATCCCACCGATTCAACCGCGGCCGTCGTTGCCGCATTCAAGACGTTCTCCCTCAACTAGGAAACTTACCCATGAAATTTACCCTTTGGACCCTGACCGTGGTCCTGGCCGTGCTGTTAACGTCGGACGCAATCGCCGGCACCCACCTACTCGCCCTTGGTCCCGATGGCTTCGCGATGGCCACCGTGGCCGCCACGCTGCCCGAGGCCATCAGCGCCGAACTGAAGAAGATCAGCGACCAGGTCAAGGCGCAGGCCGAGACCGCCGACAAGGAGATCAAGGCACATGCCCGGCTCTCTGAAGAGACGCGCGCGAGCGTCGATAAGCTCCTGACCGAGCAAGGGGCTTTGCAGGCGCGGCTGCAGTCGGCCGAGCAGATGGTGGCAAAGCTGGAGCAGGGCGGCTTGGGTGGTGACATCCAGCCCAAGTCCATGGGCCAGCAGATCACCGATAACGAGGACTTCCAGGCATGGGCCGCGCGCCCGAGCTCGAAGTTCCACATGGACGTGAAGGCGGTTGTAACTAGCGATGGCGCGTCGGCCGGTGACCTGATCGTCCCGGATCGTCGTCAGGGCATCATCATGCCCGGCCAGCGTCGACTGACCATCCGCGACCTGATGAACTCGGTGCCGACCAGTTCCAACGCGATCGAGTACGTCCGCGAAACCGGCTACACCAACAACGCCAACGTCGTGGCCGAAAATCCAACCGGCCTGAAGCCGGAATCGAACATCACGTTCGAAGCCGACTCCGCACCGGTGGTCACCATCGCGCACTGGATCCACGCCTCCCGCCAGGTTCTCGCTGACATCCCGACGCTGCGTGGCTACATTGACGGTCGCCTGCGCTACGGCCTGAAGTTCAAGGAAGAGGCACAGCTGCTGAAGGGCTCGGGCGTTGGCTTGAACCTCAACGGCCTGGTCACCCAGGCGCGCGCTTACTCGAACCCGGGCGTGACTGTGCAGAGCGAGACCCGCCTGGACCGCTTGCGCCTGGCTCTCCTGCAGGTCGAGCTGGCTGAGGCCTGGGCAGACGGAATTGTGCTTTCGCCAATCGACTGGGCTGCCATCGAACTGACCAAGACCGATGACAACGCGTACCTGTTCGCCAACCCGCGCGGCATCGCCACCCCGGCGCTGTGGGGCCGCAACGTTGTTCCGACGCAGGCGATGGATGCTGCCGAGTTCCTTGTCGGCGCCTTCGGCGGCGGCATCGCGGCCGAGATCCACGACCGCGAGGACGTGCAGGTCATGGTTGCCACGCAGGACGACCGCGATTTCGTGAAGAACATGGTCAAGGTGCTGATGGAAGAGCGCCTGACGCTGACCGTGTATCGCGAGGAAGCCTTCGTCACCGGCGACTTCACTGGCTTGGATACTCCGCCGGCCGGCGGCTGATCCCTTAACCACAGAGGGGCGCCGATTCCCGGCGCCCCG